CCCTGCAAGGAAGATCTTCCATGTCCGAGGGCTTGGGCATAATGCAGTTGAAGGATACAACGTCTTCAAACTTGCAAAGAACTCCTGGGGCCTAGGGATCGCGGAAGAAGGCCACGGGTCGGCACACTTCAAAAACCGGGCACGGCCTGACATCGTGCTTGAGACGGACCAACGTATTGAAAAAGAGACGGCAGACAGGTTCCTCGAAGAGTGGGAGAAACGGCACAAGGGCGAAGAGAACAGCGGGCGGCCGGCATTGTTGACCAATGGCATCACAATCAAACCCATGAGCATAAGCAACGAGGATAGCCAGTGGCTTGAATCTCGCAAGTTCCAACGGGTGGAAGTTGCCGCATGGTTCCTGTTGCCTCCGCATAAGCTGGGCGACGATTCACGATTGGCCTATAACTCAATCGAGGCAGAGAACCGGGCCTACCTGCAACACACGCTCAGACGCTGGTTGACTAAATGGGAACAAGAGGCAGGACGCAAACTTCTCTCCGACAAGGCGAGACGGGCGGGCGTCAAGCGAGTCAAGCATGACGTGAAGCCTTTGATCTCTGCGGACATCCAAACAACCTCAACCGTCATGTCTGCCTTGGTCGCGTCTGAGATCATCACACGCAACGAGGGACGACAGGCCCTAGGGTACAACCGCATAGAGTCGGAAGAAGCCGACGAACTGAAGAACCCGAACACGACAGCGAACAACCCGACACAACCCGAACCAGAGCCGTAAGAAGACAACGCGGAAGACATGCTCAACGCGTGCAAAAACCTAATCGAAGATCGTCTAATCAGGTTGGCCAAGGTCGAAGCGGCGGGCGTGTCAAGGATCTTCAAAACGAAGAAGACGAACGTGGTCGGAGCTCTGGCTAAATTCTACGATGGGCATAGGCTCAAGTTGGCCGATGCCCTGATGCCTGCAATCGGTGTTGCAGACAAGGCTAGCGGTATCAACGTGGTGATCTTTGCCCCTGAGCTTGCTGAGAAGATCGCAGCGGACGGGCTCGAGACATCCACTAAGATTGCCGAAGAGTGCATTACAGAAGAGCACCTGGCAAGCCACGCTGATTCGATCTTTGCAAAGTTGTTTGAACGAGAACTCAATGTTGACTCTATTCTGGAGCTTGCCTGATGGCCCACGAAATACTCAAAAACGAAAACGGCACAACCGATATTCTGGTCTACGATGAGATCGGGGCAGACGATTGGGGCGGAATCTCTTCAAAAGACTTCGCCAAAGATCTAGCCTCGCTCGGTAGTGAACCATTGAACATCCGGATCAATAGCCCTGGCGGTTCGGTCTTCGATGGCGTTGCCATGTACCAGGCTTTAAAGTCCTACCCAGGACCGACAACGGCCACGGTAGAGGGCATCGCGGCAAGTATTGCCTCGGTGATTATGCTCGGGGCTGATAAGGTCGTGGCCTCAGAAACATCCATGGTGATGATCCACAGCCCGTGGATGGTGACCTTTGGCAACGCAACCGAGCTCAGGCAGGCCGCAGACACCCTAGAGAAGGTCGGCGAGTCGATCTTGGCTGCCTATGCCCTGAAGACCGGCGGTGACGTGGTGGAGCTCCAGGGGCTCTTAGAGGCAGAGACATGGTTGACCGCAGACGAAGCCCTCGAGCTTGGCCTAATTGATGAGATCACAGGCGAGCCGGCAGAGTCAGCGGTCAAAAATATCAAGGAAGACGCGGGCAAGATAGCCGCGAAGATCCAACGGCGCGAGATCAATAACCTCAAGCTAAAGATTGCGAAGAAAAAGCTAGGACTACGAGCCGACAAACGGCTGAACTGATACCGTCGAGACGTGGCCCCAGTGTCATAAGACCGGCGAACGTATTTACAAAACGATTCTTTTACTGGAGTAGAACAGATGCCAAAAGCATTGAACCCCAAAGCGATCAAAGAACAGATCGGCGATTTGTTAAATGAGATCGAAGCCATTAACGCGATGGCGACCGACGAAGACCGAGAACTTACTGAAGACGAGAACGCACGTTGCGACGAAGTTTTTGCGCAGATCGGTGAAGACGAAGAAAAACCTTCTGGACTGTATGCCGACTTGGCACGGGCCGAGAAGTTCGAGTCCTATCTTGCGAAATCCAAGAAGGTAGACAAGGCCCCAGTGTTCCAAGACAAGAGCATTGACCGGCCGCGTGCCTCCTCTATCGTTATTCCGCAGGTGAATAACTACAGATACAACAAGCTCAAGGCTTTCAAAGGTCCAGACGCTGAGAAAGAGGCCTACATCGCCGGCCGTTTCTTCGCTGGTGCCCTCCTAGGTCATGCTGACAGTAACCAGTGGTGCCGTGAGAATGGCATCTATGCCGCTCAAAACGAAACCGCAAACCAACTTGGTGGCGTCCTGGTTCCCCAAGAACTAGAACGAGCGATCATCGACCTACGCGAAGAGCGTGGAACCTTCCGCAAGGCCGCCAAGGTTGTTCCGATGTCCTCCGATTCGATGGTTATTCCTCGGCGTGCTAGTGGCGTGACCGCTTATTACGCTGGCGAAGGTGCCGCAATAACCGCATCCGACAAAGAGTGGGATTCGGTGGAGCTCGTGGCCCGCAAGGTCGCAGCGTTGGTCAAGTATTCTACCGAGCTCGCAGAAGATGCGATCATCAGTATCGGTGACGATCTGGCAGCAGAGATCGCCTACGCGTTCGCGGACAAAGAAGACGAAGCTGGCTGGAACGGAACCGGTGCAGCGTCCTATGGTGGCACGGTCGGTGTTATGAACGCCATGAACGCTGGCTCAATTGTAACGTCTGCTGAGCAACAGTTCAGCGCGTTCATCTTGTCCGAGTTCGAGAGCATGGTAGGCAAGCTGCCACAGTATGCCGAGAACGGTGCCAAGTGGTACATCAGCAAGCCTGGCTTCTGGGCAAGCATGGGCAACCTCGCTGATGCGGTTGGTGGAAATACCACAAGCCACATTGCAGGCGGTCCTGAGCTTTCCTTCCTCGGCTATCCTGTCGAGCTCGTGCCTGTTCTTAACAGCACGCTAACGGACCAGACCAGCATTAATGTGGTCGCGTTCGGTAACGTTGCAATGGCTGCCACCCTTGGCAACCGCCGCGGCGTATCTGTCAAGGTCAGCGAAGAGGCTTACTTCGCAAATGATCAACTGGCCATCAAGGGAACTACCCGCACGGCCATCAACGTACACGAGAAGGGCACGTCCACAGCGGCAGGCCCGGTCGTGGTTCTGCAAACGGCTGCTAGTTAAGCCCGACAAGGCCCCCTGCCCCGCTTGTTGCGGGGTGGGGTTTTCTAGTAGTGAGACGTTTATTCTTTGAAAGGTGTATTATGATTCACTTGCAAAATGTTAAGTTCCTCAACCTGATTCCCCCGGTAGCGATCAAGGATAACGCAGCCTTCGTTACAACCGAGATCGACACGAAGGGATATGACTACGCGACGTTCGTGGTCAACCTTGGTGTGACTGACATTGCCATGGCTGCACTTAAGATCACTGAATGTGCAACCAGCGGCGGTTCGTTCACGGACGTTACGGGTCTTGATGCTGACGGCGACACGGACACGGACGGGGCAACCTCGACGCTTCCGACCGCAACCGATGACGGCGGGGTCTTTGTCTTCGAGGTTGACCTTCGGAATACGGAACGATTCCTCGACTTGTCCGCGACCGCTGGCGACGGCTCCGCAGGTACTTACGCTTCTGGTGTTTGTATCCTCAGCCGTGCCCATGACGTGCCGGTAACGGCAGCCGAACGTGGTTGCCTCAATATCTTGAGGGCGTGATAAATGAAGATCCAATTCGTTAAAGATTGGATCTCTCGCAACGGTCGCATCCACAGGGCCGGTCGAGCAATCGACTGGCCCGATGGGGCGGCAGCGATCTTGATTCAACGTGGACTATGCAAAAAAGCATCAACGCGAACTAGGAAAAAGGCCGATGCTAAAATACAAAACAAGAGTGGTGACGGAACCAACAACGGAACCAGTAACGGTCGAAGAAGCAAAACGAAATGCTGATATTGATGACCTGTACTTTAACGCCGATGTTCTCCGATGGATCACTCGAGCACGCAAGCAGGTTGAGCATGACGCGAGAATCTCGTTGATTACTCAGACCCGTGAGCTACGTTGCGATCAGTTCAGCGGTGACTTTATCGAACTGCCCTTTCCTCCACTG